GGTTTTGCAGTAGTTTTAAGATCTACAATAGTTATTGTCTTTGACTCATCATCAACTATATATTTATCAACTATACCTTTTAATCCAAACTTATAATCATTTAATTTACAATTTAAAAACTTTTCATTGTGTACTTGTATAGTATCCATTTCAAAGTCAGTAGCTTCTTGCATCAGCAACTTAGTTACATCATCATTAGCTCTGATTATAACAACACGATCCATACAACGTGCAAATGTATCTGCATCAATTATAGTTTTACCTGTTGTCATTAAAAATTTAAAATATGCCTCACTTTCTTCTGTCTGTATTTTAGCTAGTTTTTTTGAGTCATCTTTAAATGATTGATAAAGATTATGTTCTTGTAATGCAGTCATAATCTCCGGTTCAAGATCTTCTAAGTTATCTTTACCATACTTTATAAGATCTTTTAAAATCTTACGAACAGAATCTGTAGGCATCTTTAATGGTGACATAACAAATTCTTCATCAAACCGATCTGGTTCTAATAGTAGCAGGTGTATTAGTCTACCCTCTATCAGATGTTTTTCCATCTTGGTTTCCCTTTCTTTAAGGATATAATCTTTATAAAAAAGTTTAGGTGAAAATAATAACCTGTTCAAGGAAGAGTAGCTAAAGCTAAACTCTCCCTTGTAAAACAAGTCTTCTTTAATTTTATCTTGCATAATCATGTGATTCAGTGTGTTGATCTACCATAGCTTCTAATGCTTCTAGGTCATCAATAACAGGTTGTTCAATTTTCATTTTTGCTCTAAGTTCCGGTTTTAATTGGATACTCTCAGGACTAATACTAAAATTATTTTTACTATCAACACCCATCTGAGATGACAATACATCATCATACATCTTTTGAGCAATTTCTTTCCAAGCAATTTCAGTTAATGCATCATCTTTAATTAAATAATCAAGTAAATGATTATAAACATGACACCAGTTCCAACCATTCATTTGTATATACTTATCAAACTTCTTTCTTACAGATTTAAAGTTAACAGTATTCCACACAGATGAGTCTTTCATAGAGTCACTTAAGAATGAAAATAATAATGCTAGATATGTATGAGACTTCTGAATGTTACAATTAGCAATGATACTTAAAGCTAAGTTCATATTTTCTTTATCTCTAGTACCTTGCCAACCACAACCACTTTCAGTTTTTTCCCAACCAAGCATAGTTTTAAGTTGTATATACATTTCTTCAGTCAATACTTCAGAGTCTTCTGTAGCAAGTTCATTAATATTAGTATCCCAAACAAGTTTAGACATATTAGCTTGTATATCATTCCATTGATCTAATGATTCAATATAATAATGATATTTACTACTTTTACCCATATTTCTTGATTTTTCTGCCATTTTAGAATATCTATCAATATTACTAGCATTATCATAAGAATATGAACTAAACCAATCAGATTCAAATACTACCATAGCATCTTCAGGTATCTTGTTTAACATTTCTACAATTTCATCATAAAGATCATCTTCAAACTGATCTTTATAAGTTTGTGCCCAAGCAATTACATCTGCAGTTTCTATTGCTGACAACCATTTAGTAGTAAATAATCCATCAAAATATTTTTCAGATACAATACCATAATCTGCTTGATCAAAATCTCTTTTCAATTTAAGATCAAACTTTTCTTGTAATATCTTTACTTTATCTCTTGATAAACTAAGTCTAGGAAATCTATATAGTGCCGTGGCATTTTTAAGATCAGTAGATGTAATATTTGTAATATTATTCATAATACTTTTAATAACATCTCTATCTGATGATCTAGCAGAATTCCTATAACCACCATTTCTAGCCGACTCTATAAAATGACCCAATTGTTTTACTCTAACACAACCACTTTGCATTTTTAAAATATTATTTGTTCTATCTAATTTATTTGGGTCAATACTAATTAACCATAATTGTTTTAAATCTGTCATTTTTTAATTTTTAAATATTTCCTATATTCCTCTTTAACTTGCACTTTAAAGGTATATAGTTCTCTATTATTAATACTAATCTCTTTACGAACAATAGGTTCAAGATACCTAAATGATTCTGAATTAAGACATTCTTCTTCTTCCAGTTCTTTAATCATATCTTCAGCACTATTACGCCCATAAGAATTAAAATTAGACTTATCCATCCAATAGTTCATATCCTTATCTCTATTAAATCTATACATATAACCATTAACCTCTTTTGCTAATTTCCATATAAGATGTTTCTTTTTTCTATAGTCAATAGCTGGTATAATTTTTTTAACCATTTCTCTTTCTTCCTCACTACCATGTTGAATCATTCTAATAACATCATTTAGTAATTGTTCATCAAGAATTGTTTTACTTGCTGACTCATTTAAACATGTTTCAGCTTTTATAACAGGTATTTGTTCATGTCTAATACGATATGCAATCTGAATAGCTAATGGTGTAAACACATAAGCTTCATATAGATCTTGATCATAATCAATACTATTTCTACTATATGTCTCTGCCATTTTATCATCAAATACAATACGAATAGTAGGATCTACATTTGGTTCTTCATGTTTATCAGCTAAGTTTTCACTTGTACTAATATCCATAGCTTCATAATTAGTCATTCTAAACAACATGCTGTTAGTTCTAATTGACTCACCATCAGTATGAAATTGACCATAATCATCATGAGTTACAAAGAAATCAGCTTTATTAACATCATTTGTCACAGTAATACTATGCTCTCTTAATGCTTCTTTTAGTCTAGGTAATGATACCGGACATCCTGGAAGTATAAAAGCTTTTTTATATTGAGTTAGATCTACTACATCTATCTCATTATTAAAATATTTTTGAAATACTTTGTAAGTGTTATTTAGATCACAGAATACGGCTTGACCCATATCCCAACTTTGTCTAGATAGAGCAACCTGATATACAGGCTGCCCTTCTAAACCAAAGTCTTCTAATTGTTCTCTAATAGCACCCAAAGTACAATTATAAACTTTACTCATCTTATTTCATTGTCATTTTGATGATTTCTGGATTCATCATCATCTTATTAAACTTAGTTTTATTACCATTGAAAATAGTTCTAACAATAAGATACTTCAAATCATTAGCAAATACATCTTTAGTACATAATGCTATCAATCTTTCATTTATCTTAGGTGTTACAGTCTTTTCATTGGCATAAACAACTGAATAGTTAGCTAATCTTGTTGCAAGAGTAGATGCAATATCTGCTCTATAGCTGTCACCTTTTCCTAGAACACTATTTAATTCTCCAATAATATAATCTTGGTTTTCATGTGTCAACATGTCTTCAGGTGTAACCAGTCTGTCCAGTTTGTTATTAATAAACGTAGTAAACATAGAAGCAAATGTGTCCCCAACAGAACCTTCACCAATCATTTGGATCATACCCAACTCATCTTCAAACTTTTCAAAACTTGAAATAGAATTAAAGAATGCCGTTATAGCTCTTGCATTTGTTTCTTTGTTAACTAACTCAGGATGAAGCAGCATGAAGTTAATACATCTAGTATCAATACCTACCTCTTCAGCCCATCTAGCCCACACCTTTACATCAAACTTTAGATTAGCAGTAATATATCTAGTCTTTTGTGCAGAATCTACACTGTTAACCATATAGTCACCGTTATCTGGATTTGAAGTTAGGATTATATGCCAATCTTCAGGTAATGTCCAAGAAATATACTGTTGCCTGTCAACCAGCTCCATTACTGCTTGAATAAATCTAACATCAGCACGGTTCCAGTCGTCAAGAAGTAATATACCACCTTTCTTTTTATCAGCAATCCATTCTGGTGCACAATAAGACATTCTATTCTTACCTGTCATCTTCCATCCTTTTCTAAGATAGTCTTCAACGGCTAGCTCATCTACCCATTGTCCAACTTTCTTAGTCATAGAAGCATTTGCAACCTGGGCAGATGCTGCAGCTCTTTGAGCTACTGTATAATTAAGATCATCAATCTTCTTTGCAACTTGTTTTTCAGTAAACATTTGAAATTGTCTTACAGGAAACCCTACTAAGTCACCTAATTCTTCTATCTGTGCTAAATTAAGCTTAACAAAATCTAAATCATTTTCTTTAGCCATTTGTAGTACAGCTGAAGTTTTACCTATACCTGATTCACCAACTACTTCTACAGCAACTGGATTTTTTCCTTGTTCTTGAATAAATCTATTATTCTTTATTATATGGTTTACAAAACCGTTTAGTTCATCTATATTTAAATTTACTTGTGCCATTTTAATGTGTGTTTAATTGAATTGTTTTTCCTGGTAAATGATCAGTCATCTGAGACTCTGCACTAAGAACCCATAATGTGTTCTTTGGACAGTTCTCTGGAGCTGGTGCTTCACCATCTGTTAAATATATAAGGGCAGTATATCTACCTCTCATTTCATTGAAGTGGTCAATAACCGGTTGGAAGCATGTACCTCCTCTACCTTTTATTTGCCAATCCTTTTTACTATTAAAAGGGGATACATCACTAAGATTTGTATCACATTGTGCTACAGTTATCTGATGTCCCGTCTTTTGTACATGAACCATCTCACTCATAAAGTGTTCTAGTTCTTTCGTGTTAACAGATCCTGAAGTATCAACACCAATCAAAATATGATTTTTGTGTTTGATCTTAAGACCTGGATTATCTGTATACCTTTTGTTGAATTTTCTTCTCAACTTCTTTGTGAAAGTAAACACGGAGTTACCCACAAATCTTTTTAAATAACCCTTCCAATCAAATGATGGAGGGAGCACTGTTTGAAGTCTTTTAATTAATTCTGCTAACTCACCTGGTATATTACCACGCCTTTTAACAGTTTGTTCTGCAGTTTCTTTAAGCTGATGCTCAATTTGTCTTTGCACTAGCTTCTTCTCTGCTTCTGCAAGTTCTTCAAACTCTTCCCATGTTTTATGATCATATTGACTGTCACCATCCATCTGATCTAATATAGATTGTAGTGACTGACAAGGATTATTTTTGCATTCTTGTTCCAATAAATCATAATACTTTTTAGTACCGGCTTTCTTTGGTAGTTTTAACTCTGCAAAACTATCTAAAGTCAACCCACCTTCAGGAAGCATACTTCTATCTATGTACTGATTAATCTCAAGATCTGCAGCAATATTAAACAACTTCTTGTTAGGGTAAGAGTCTCTCATCATAAGATGCCCAAAGGACACGTGCAGTAGTTCATGTTTAAGTAAACCTATCTGGTGTTCATCTGGTAATCCCATAAAGAAATCTGCATTAATAGATAATTGTATACCTATGCCATGTTTACTGACACCCGCTGTTGGGACGTCTTTTCTTATTTTCTTGTTAAGTCCAATAAGAAAGAGCCCATAAAAGGGCTCTCTTAATATTAGTGACTTACAAGCTCTTGCTAATTTATCCTGTATGTCCATTCCAATTTAGTTTTATATTTATATCTTTAATAAATGACCAAGTCTTTTTAAAAACAGGAAGCATTTGTTCATGTACTTCATATTCTACAATTTCTTTTTCATTTTCTCCATCAAAAGTAACATGAAGTTCTTTAAACATTTCATTCCATTCTTTAACAGCATGACTATCCAAATTAAACTTTTCACAAAATACTTGTCTTCTACCAAACATTAAAGATTTAGCAAACATTATTTTTGTAACAGATGTTATTTTCATGTTTTTTATATTCTCACAACCCACTTCAAAATCTTCATCAGATCCGTGGAGGAGTTCTCTTAGTTTTATATATTCTTCTAACTTAATCATTGATTTTCATTGTTTTAATCATCCACAAGGGTAGTTTTTTCTTGTGCATATTGTCCAACCATTCTTTTGCAGAGGGAATGTAATTATTACAATCCTCTCTTACATGCTGCTCTGCAACATATCTTGTATAAACAGGTTTACCTTCTGAATTTGTAAATACTGGCCCGAATTTTCTTTCACATTCAAATATACCTTCACTGTGATGACGAAACATTCTGTGTAAGTGATTGCCCACCCAACTTTTTGTTGCATCTAACCAGTTATGTATATGTATGTAATCATCAGGACACCCACCAAACTTCTTTACAGAAGATTTGGCATGAATATTTGGATGTGCCATTAAAAGAAATGTTGTTTATCTTCAGTACTAAAGTTTATATTATCATAGTAATGATCTTCTGTAATACGTTGTGTGTGATTAATTTTAACATCCCATGGAGTTTTTGTACAATCAATTATCATTTGACCATATCCTCCATCATTGTTAATCCAATCCCACTCTATGTTTTCACTTAACATATCATAAAGTAAATCATCCCATTCTGCTTCTACGTCACCTTCTAATTTAACATCAACTTTATTACCGTCAATGTCTTCATATCTAGTTTCATCTAAACATCCGTCATCACCACCACCACTATAATCTACTTCTATACTTGCTATATTGTGATCTTTAATCACTTGAACTGCTAGGTTTCTTTTTAGTTTTGTTTCCATTTTTAATTAACTTAATTTCTACACCTGGATTTTCCTTATTATATTCATAAGGTTCAAACACGGGTAGAATGTTTTCACAATTATCATCATCAATCCAATGATGTTTAACCATATCATCTTGCACTGTCTGTGCAGGATTAATATAATCAAACTTATGTTTGGATCCTCTGATGAACTTAAATGATATCTTTACCGGTAATTCTAGTTTAGATAATTGTTTTCTAAAACCTTTTCTAAACTGGTCATAGTATTTAGCTGTTTCTTTTCTATATTTAGTTGTTGCTTTGCTGGACACAAAATATCTACCTGTCCATCTACGTCCATTTTTACTACTTGGTACGTTACCTGGTATAAACCATTTCATAAAACACTTTTAAGTTTAACTTTAATTTCTTTGTGAGCATCAGTAAAGCCTTTCTCTTTTACAAGATCAGCAATGTCTTTGCTACTATCTAACCATGTGCCGGAAATGTTATACAGCTCTTTATATTTGTTAACTGCATTATGTCCTGCAACATCATTATCAAATAAAGTTACAACTTTTTTATACTTTTTCTTAAGATTTTCAATTATATACGGTTTTATTATAGTATTTTCTGAGTCAGGAGCAATAACTTCAATGTTATATCCAAATTGTTTTAGACACATTGCATCCTTTAAAGAAGAACATATAATAAGATAAGGTTGATTGTACTCTAACTGATCTAATCCCTGAAGTTGAGGTTTAACTTTAATAAATTTAAACTTCTTATTTCTTGGTTGATAGATCTTATAAACTTCATTCTTAGTAAAATAACCATATATATAAGGTTGTTGAATAGTTATCTTGTTATTTTCTTTAACCATATGATAATATTCAAGTGCTTTGACATTATACTTATCTAACATTTCTGCATCAATATTAAATTGTAGCCAAAATGTTACATCATGTCTTTTCCAATCTCTTGTCATTATACCATCAACTTTGTACTTTGCCTCCGGTTTTAATGTAGATTGAGAATATTCACCTTTATCTGTAATAAACTTATTATAATCTTGACCTATTTTGAATACTGCTTTAGAATAATCTATACTAAATAGCTCTTTAACTAAATCAATTTTATTACCACCTTTACCGGTTGAAAAATCTTTAAATTTATATTGACCTTTATCTACAAATACCCACATACTTGGAGTTCTTTCTGATGGATGAAATACAGATTTAATCTGCACATTTTGTCCATTCAGTCTTTCTGGTAAATCCAGATAGAACTCAAACACCCAGGTACTTGGAACTTTAGATCCATCTAATATGAGATTCTTAGTACTTATCATAATATTAATAAAAATATAGGGACAAGTAAGTGCCCCTATATGTTAACTTAAACTGTATTGACTGATATTATGCGGTCCATAGTAGACCGGTGTAGGACAGCCAATACACTCCTTACTGAGTTATATTATCCTACAACTATTATAATTCAAAGTCAGAACCTGACCCTGAATCTGCTTTAAATGGTGTTTCATCATTAGAAGTCTCTTTTTTAACTAAAGCTTTTACATGCACAGCACGATCAAACTTAAGTAATCTAGAGTTTTCTTTATCTAATGCTTCCATTGCAATACCATCTTTAGATATACGTGGTAAGTAAAGATCATTATTTACATAACCTTCTTTGTTTTCCCACTCACGACCACCTATACACATATTAATAAGTTTAGAAGCACCCATTAATTTATCACATTCAGTCATAAACTCTTCTATAGTTTGTGCCTCAATAGAATCTAATCCATCTCTCATATCTAATGTCTCAGCAAGAGTAATCATATGTTTTAAGATCTCTTGATCTCTACTAATTTCTCTACCACTTGGTAATGTAGTATCCTTAAATGGAAAAGGACTAATTCTTACTCTACCTATTTGACCATGATATCTACCTAATGATTGATCATTGTAATCTCTAAAGAAACCTTCAAATCCACCACCAATTGGTGCAGTTTCTACGTGTAAATGTATATTGTATGAATCTGCATCATACGGTGTTTGATCTAATGTAATAGAATTAATTTTTACTACATGATTTCCTGGATCTAATACAGGTTTTGTGCGTCCACTTCCTGCAGACATGTCTTTAGTATTTAACATAACTTTCTTATTTAAATTTACTTCACTCATTTTTATTAATTTTCATATTTAATAATAGCATCTTTAACAACTTTTAATGAATTATCTATACGTGTATCAGCAAACATACCGTCTGGTGATTTACAAGTATTTTCTCCATTATTGGCTGTTTCAAATACATAACTTAATTTATCATCTTCTCCTTTGACAACTTTGCCAAATAGAACTATAGAAAATAGACCTTCTAAAGTTAAAGCATTATCTATCATTTTACCTACAGTTTTTGCTTTTACTTTTCTGTGTCCATTCACATCTGTACTTTCTTCAGAGTGTGTTAAAAAGAATATATATAAGTCTTCTCTCATATCTTTAGGTAACTTAGCAACTTGTGCTAAATTCTTTGCAATAGAGGTAAACTTATCATAACCCTTTTCATCTGCTCTGTCAAAGTATTCAAAACTTGACATATATTGCCAATCATCTATTACTAGATTTTTTATATGAGGCATTTTATCATTAACATGCATCATAGCTTTTATAATCCCTGCAGCAGATGACACTGGTGTCATGTTACCTTTTTGATTATCTTTGCTAATCATACTATAATTCTTTTTCCATCCTTTAAATGGTAAAGGTTTATTTGCAATGTTAATAATAAATGTCTCTTTAGGATCTAAATCCCTAATTGACGTTGATTTACCTGACCCGGAGTCAGCTATAACTAATACACTTTGTGCCATTTTATTTACGGTTTATTAATTTCTTGTTTATACTTAATAATGCTCTTTCAATTCCAATAAGAACATCTACTATCTCTCTTTTTTCTGGATTTTTAATGAATTCTGGTTCTTTAATAGGTGAATTTCTATCAGTTACATCATTAATTACCTTTAATTCACTTACAGGTACAATATGTCTTTCAAATCCTGAACTACTTGTTACTTTTTCATACTCTTCAGCCCAATGTTCATTGTGTTTTAATAAATACAATGTTCTTTTAGGATCTTCTGAGTCATACTCAATACTAACAAACTCTGTAAAGATATTTCTACCTTTTTGTAGTTCACTTGGAAAGAAAGATACATGCAACTCATCTTTGCCTGATGGTCTATATGCCATCTTTGGTATATATAGTGCATTTGTGTTATTTGATTTCTCAAAATAACTTTGATGCTCTTTTCTTAATTCTAATACTTTTGCTTTACGCTCTTGTGGTGTCATATATTATCTTCTTTGTTCTTGAGGTGGTGTATCCATCTCAGTTATTTGCATTCTTTCAAATTGAGCTTTAAAGAAACTCATACGTGTATCACCATTCCTTGCTTTTAGGAAATGTAATACTAATGTTCTATCATCTTCTATTATATATCTATCAGGACCATAATATCTAATCTTTTGTTTAGCAGGCCGGTTAATACCTATTAAAGTATCAGCATGTTGTAACATTGCATCTGAACCAAATATATCTGATTCTAATACATAGTTACCATACTTACCATTTACTGCTCTGTCTGGATTATCTATATTCCTATTTAATTGTGATAAACATATAAACATACAAGGGTAATCCCTTTTGCATTGAGTAAAAAATTCACCTAACTCAAATAACATATCTAATCTGTTATTCTGATATGGTGCTCTCTTTACTAAAATACTATGATCAAGAGTTATAATAGTCTTCTTACCTTGATGTAAGTTCATATATATGTCTACTTGATCTCTCATTTGATTTACAGTCATTGGTGTAGTAATTATATCTACAGGACTTTTAATTCTATCTTTTGCATACACATGACATTTATCAAATGTATCTTTAGTTAAAGTAGTTCCCGCACTACATAATTCCTTGTAAGTTTTACCAGTTAAAGATGAAAACTCTCTTAATGCTGTAGTTCTACCTACCATTTCAAAACTAAACTCTAATACTCTATAGTCTTCAGCTGGATTTAGAATGAAAGACTCTCTTACTATCTGATCCTTAATCAAAGTTTTACCTGATCCAGGACGTCCCCCGATGACTGTAAGTGTATTCCATTCTAATCCCTCTGTTATAGCATCATTAAATTTAGGCCATGGAGTTTGTATAGATTTCTCTTGTCCACTCTGCCTAGCAAGCATATATTTCAGTGCTTCATTAAAAGACTGATATTGTCCGTCCCATGCTGGTTTAATTTTAGTCATACTACTTTCTCTTTAAAGTGTTCTTTTGTTTCTAACGTTACACCATCACGAATCATATCACAATAATCAGCTAATTCTGAATGCTTTACTTTATGTTTATCTTGTTTACAAATAAAATATTGACTTGTTTTCATATACATATAATCTTTTTCTTTGTATTCATTTATATACATAACAGTTGCATGTGCAACTTCGTCCCATGTATAATCATAAGTATCAAAGAACCATCTAAATGCATTTTCTAATGTTTTAACATTTTGTCTACCTGGTTTACCACTTGGTAATTTACCTGCAGGAAACGCTTCTCTATATACTTTAAGCATTTCTGGATAACCTTTACCAAGTAATTGAGTTGTAGTTCTTTTCTTTGCTACTCTAAAGTACTGATCATATTTAACACATAAACTTTTACCTTTTGGTGTTATATAATACCTTGCTCCTTCTTTAAATGCTAATAAACCTAACTTAATTAATGCTCCTACATCATATTGTTTGTTTTGTATAGGAAAAGAAATACTATTCTTTATCCCATATAAGAGAAGTAATTGGTTCGGCGTAAGCTTGTCTTTTAATATCTTCTGGAATAGTTCTAACATAATTTCTAATATTTTCTTTTAATTTATCATAAGCTTGACAGACTATAGGGTCACCTATATCTAAAAAACCTGCAGCTTGTCTAATACTGTGTAACACACTAGCATGATGTTTATTAATATGAGATCCTGTATATTGTAATGTAAATCCCATTTTATTGCACATATAACAGAATAATTGTTTAAATACTACAAACTCTCTAATTCTGCATTGTTTACCCAAAGACTTCCATCCTTTAAATTCAGGATACAGTTGTCTCATTGTTTCTAATACTAGTTTTTCTAGTATCTCTATAGTTTTAATCTGGTGTGCTTCTTTCATTGCAATTATTTCATCTTCCCATTGTTTAACATTAAACACAACGCTAGACTTATCACTGACTAAAATATTTAAATATTTGTTATATTTGTTTTCAAATTTTTTTTTGAATGACTGTATATCATTAGTCATTTCAATTATATCTTCTTTAAACATAATATGTGGTTTGCAAAGATAACAAAAATTGTGTATCTTTAATTATATAATTATAAAAACTTATAGCTATGGCTAAGAAAAAATCATCATCAAAATCAAAAGAAAAAAAAGTATCTAATGTTCCTGATCCAATAGAAATATCTAATGAAGATAGACAAAAGACAGTTGATAAAATAAATAAACTTAAATCAACTGAAGTTATGTCTTTACCTGATGAAGCTGTTGTAAGTATACCAGTATCAGGATCTTATCATAAAGCTATAGAAGGTTTATTTTTTTACTTAATGGAACCAATGAATGCATCTGAAGTTCTTCTTACAATGAATAATATTCAAAATAACTTTAAAGATGTACCAGAAGAAAAGATCTCAAACAGACAAAAAGCTATTTGGACTATCATGACATTATTGTCTGAGATTCAATGGCAGGCTGATGCTCAAGGAAAATTAGTCAAAACTGAACAAAAAGTTACTAATCTTGTTCAAGACCTTTTAGCTGGTGTTGATGGTGCTTCAGGTGCAGTAGCTGCAACTGTTGAAGCAATAAAAAAATCTAACGAAGATTAACCCCCGTAAAATCCCCCATTTCAATTAAGGACTGTATAACTAGATTTAGTTCTTGTTTACTGCAGTTTTTAAATGATTTACAATATTCTTGTTTGTCTCTAACAAAACATAAACCTGTTTTTCTTTTAGCTTCAAGTTTAAGTTCTGCAAATGTATGACCTACTTCATTTGCAAGTTCTCTAATCATAGCATGGATCTTTGCAAGTTGTGCATTAGTTCCATCCTCTCCAGATACACTAACAAATATTTCTACTTTAGTTCCTTCAGGTAACTCTTTAATCCAATTTTTATAAAGAGTACCTTTAGCTTTTATAGTGTGAACTAGGTCACCATCAACCTTTTTTAATATTGAAAAAAAATTATTTTTCATCCTATTCAAGTATTTTCATGTTCTTCTGTTATTTCTTTTTCCAACTCATACATAACATCAGGACATAATTCATAAAATAAATCAGACATATCAACCGGTTCATCAGTTGATACATTAACAGTATCATTCCATAAGTGGATACTTTCTACTTCAATAGTAGATCCTGTACCAGGATAATCATATGTAGCTGGTTCAGCTGGTATATAAGTATATTCTATTTCTAGATCCCAATCATTTATTTTTTTTGTATAAGTCTTCAACATGTTTTTTATATTCTTTTTCTTTTAATATTTTCTTAAGGTATTCTGCAGGAGTTCCTTCCCATTTTTCATTCTTCATTTGAATGTAGATGTTTTTCATCTTTCCCATTTCTATATTCTTTTAACATTAATCTTGCAGGAATAACTTTAGCAATATTGCAAAAATTGCAAGCTTTTCCCTCTGAATTATATAAAGGTAATGGATTGTGTCCATAACCTGTAAACTTTTTATCACATAAGCAACAAATTATTTCTTGATTCTCTTGTCTATCCATGATCCTATTTGTGTACATGCATACATACCTGCACAAAAAGATGCCATCATTCCTATAATGACAGCAATGGTTATTACATAAATCTCTGCTATCTCCATCTTTGTATATTATTTTTAACTTTTCTACTAAAATATCTTCTAAGAGATTCAGGACAGTCATATTCCCAATAACCATCTCTGTGTACTATAATACTATAATCATGCATAACTTCAATATCATATGTTGGATTCTCAAATGTTGCAACAACGCGAGGTTTACCATAATCAATGAAGTATGGAGCTTGATAGTTTCTTCTTCTACTTTCAAGTACCCATTCATCTCTTCTTGGTATGTATCTAAAGTGTAACTCTAATACAGTGTTCTCACTCCAACCATAGTCATTATAATAATAGTTTGGTCTATTGTTATTACCTATTACATCTAGTAATGCCATACCAAACCAAAAATTATAATTAGGTTTATGCACATGATGATTGTGGTGTTTACCTTTATGATTATGTTTGTTCTTATGTTTTGGCTTCTGTGCAAAACTAATACTAGTGATTAGTAATGCTAATAAAATTATCTTTTTCATTTATTTAACGGATTATAAAATTTAACTTTGGTTTGATCAAATGTACTAAGTGCAGAATTAACCCACTTAACATCTTGAGTATTCTTATAACATAATATATGACATGTAGCAGTCTCAGTAGGATTAAGACGTAACAAACGCCCTATTCTTTGTGCAGACTTACGCTCATTACCATATGCATGCATAATAATACCTTGTTTTAGATTAGGTATAGTAACACCCTCACTTAATTGTAATACACAAGATAGCTTATCTATCCTACCATCAGAAAATAATTGTAAATTATCTTCTGAGTCAGGATTTTTAGAGTGATAACTATGATCACACATTCTATCAGCTTGTTTTTGTGTATTAGCAAAGACAATACATTGATCACCAATATTTCTCATCAAACCTTTAGCATATGCTTCTTTAGTTGGATAGTCCATCATGGCTTTCATTCTCATAATAGATAAGAATTGTCTTTGTTTAGGTGTTTGAGCATCTCCCAATGCTCCTGTATAGTACTGATAATCAGCTAGTTCTGAAGTATACCATGTTCTTCCATCTTTTGCAGATTTTTTAACATTTTTTACTTTAGATAGTTCTAATTCATGTACTATAATTTGATAGTCATTAAGTATATCATTGTCTGCTGCATCATCTACACTAAATGTATATCTAACAGGACAATATCTATTAACCATTTTTAATTTTTCACCAGATTTAGGTGGTGTACCAGTTAAACCTAATATTCTACCTCTAAATTGATCTAAAAATTCCTCATGACTTTCTAATAAACTATGACATTCATCTAAATAGACTGTATCATAATCATTTGCTCTCTTCTTATTTAATGACAAGTATGTTGTAAATTCTATGTGATCTAATAGAGCTTGCTTACCCATTAAATTTATCTCATTGACCCATGAGTCTTTAACAGACCATTTTGGAACAACAACTAAAACTCTTGTAAAAGCATCAAAGAGTTTTTCCATGTGATATAGTGCAATTCTAGTTTTACCAACACCCATTGATATTGCTAGTGTGCCTCTTTCATATTCAAGTGCTTTATGCAAAGCCTTGAGTTGTACTTCTTCTCTTGATATTTCTTTCACTTCCATTAATTTAAACCTATATTGTTGTCTTTTAATAATTTATTTAACTCTTCATGTTGATCCATTTCTTTAAAATGTTCTTGAATTTTATCAAGTTTTATATTTATTTCTTCTGGTAATGAATCCATACTAAACCCATTAACATCATTTATTATATGCATTAGTGTTTCCATATCTATAACTTCAGGGTTATCTGATAGAAACATTGCTAGATTGTATAAATCTTCTTTTTCTAAATTATCTGCTAGATATTTTAATAATTTTATCATATTCTTTTAATTGAAAATCCTAATTCTTCTGCCTCTATTGGATTAAGTTCAATCCAATTGTGACAAGTTCTACATACTGATAGCCAAGTACTTACATCATTATGATATATACCTCTACCTTTTTTGTGGTGAACATCTGTTGATCTATTTGTACATTTGGGTAATGCAGCTTGACACAAAGGATATTCAGTAAGGAAGCCCCTCCTTAGTTGACTATACTTTGCATCAATTTTCTGCATTTTCTTTGATTTTTGTCTCATTTTAAACTTAAATAGTTTTTAGGTAATAAACCTGTACCCATAAATTTAATTACTAAATCTTCATAAGTTAAACCTAATTCTTTTAAATACATTTTATTCTTATAATCAGGTAGATATTCAAAAGGCATCTCATAGATCTCCTTACCTAATTCTGATTGAGCAAATATACGAAATAATGGTTTAACTTGTTGCCATGCAACAAATTGTTTTAGTTCATTTACAATGTGTTGACCACGCTTCCATACTTTGGTAA